TGGTGGGGTTCTATCTCTGGATGTGTTGAGCAAAGGAACGTCAGAACAGTTCTCTCTTTTATTCGATTTCTTGAAAAACAAAGAATTTAAGAAAATGCGTTCTTGGGTTGTAAGCAATATTGATGTCGATTCCTCTGCTGTGTTCAGGGGGATATATGATAATATGCACGACAAGATTTCACCAAACAGTATACCGCAACTGATTTTAATTCTTGCTGATTACCAATACAAGGCAGCGTTTGTTGCTGACTCAGAATTGAATATGGTTGCATGTCTCACTGAGATTATGGCTCAAATAGAATTTATTTAAGGTATGCATAATGTTTGACGAAGATGATAATGATCCTGTGATTCCTCACCTTGTTCTGATGTATAAAGAAATACAGGAACTAGTATATTACCATTTAGATAAAATGGAAGAGGATGATATAAGACATGCCCTTGATCACTATTACAGATATCTCGGATATCCAGTGTTCAAAGACATGGAAGATTTTTTACTTGGACTAGATTCAACGGTAGTGCATTAATGAAAAAATTTAGTCCATTTGATTTTGTGAATAGTATTAATTACACGAAAGAGGATTTACTCGATTGTGACGATCGTGACCGTGAAAAAGATTACGTCCCTTTTATAGTAAATCGACAATTGAGTTATTTCTCAGACACAGTTGCGATGGCAAACGAAATGAATATTAATCATCACATAGATGAGAAATTACAATATGATTTTTTGCGGTCGTTGGTTAGAAAAAGAAAAAGATATTCTAAGTGGGACAAGAATAACACAACTGAAAAAATTGAAGCAATAAAAGAATTTTATGGATACTCCTATGATAAGGCAGAATCTGTATCTGATTTAATCAACAACGAACAACTAAAAGAAATTCAATCTATCCTCTCCAAAGGAGGCATTCGTAAACCCTAGAATTAGATTTTATATAAATAACAAAAGGAGTTATACATGATGATGTATAATATAATAAAAATGTTATTTGAATGGGTTGAACAAAATGGAAAATAATTTAATACAATGGACACCAGCAGATATGTTGGAAATAACTTTGAATGAACCTGACGATTTTCTTAAAGTCAGAGAAACTCTAACCAGAATCGGCGTTGCATCCAGAAGAGAAAATAAACTGTATCAGTCTTGCCATATTCTACACAAACAGGGTAGATATTTTATAGTTCATTTCAAAGAATTGTTTTTGTTAGACGGTAAAAAATCTAACCTCGAAGAGAGTGATATCTTGAGGAGAAATACCATTGCAACTCTATTGAGTGATTGGGGATTAGTTGATATTCAAAATCCAAGTATGTGTAGGGATTGCGCTCCACTGAGACAGATAAAAATTATACCGTTCAAAGAAAAGTCAGAATGGGAGTTGTGTCCGAAGTACAATATAGGCCAGAGTCGCTAATGACTTATGAAGAGTTTGTTGAAAATTTTGACGAGATAATTAAACTTTATCCGAATTTACCAAATCCCAAACACGAACCGAAAAAATTTGCATACTATTTAAAATTGTATGAATGGGGTAAACATATTAAAGAACAAAGTGAAGAGGAACAAAATAATTTATGATGGATGATAGAGTGATATTGGTTGATTGTGATGGTGTGTTATTAGATTGGAAATATAAATTTGAAAAATGGTTATTGTCTAATCATTCTGGTCTCCGAATAAAAGACGATGAATATAATATAACAGAAAGATATGGATTTAGTGACGAAAATTATGCTAGAAGTTTGGTGCGAACTTTCAACGAATCTGCTAAAATTGCATTCGTGCCTCCGCATAAAGATGCCATCAGGTATGTTAAAAAATTGCATAACAATCATGGATACGTTTTTCATGCTATCACTAGTCAATCCTCTGATCCAGAAGCACAAAAACTAAGGATATATAATCTAGAAAATTTGTTCGGTAAAACCACATTTGAAAGATACACTATATTAGATTGTGGTGCAGACAAAACAGAAGCACTGAAAGAATATAAAGGTTCTGGATATTATTGGATTGAAGATAAATACGCAAATGCTGTCATTGGTAGAGATTTAGGATTGTCCCCTTTACTTATGTCATTTAGGCATAACAAACAGTTTACTGACATTCGCAGAGTTGAAGATTGGAAAGAAATATATAATATAATTATTGGAGAATAGTATTATGGATAATAATGTACACACTTTTCTTAAAAGTTTATTAGATCCAGAAAAATTTGGTCATGCTGTCAGTGCTGAGGTAAGAGATGAAGCGCGTGTTTTGTTAGGCATGAGTAAGGTCGAGACAAATAAGTATAAAGTAGGATTCGCTATTGAAGAAAAGTAGGAGATTAAGATGATAGGTGATAAGATTGTTGGTTGGACTTGCAGTACATTTGACCTGCTTCACGCTGGACACATTGAAATGTTGAAGGAAGCAAAATCTTGTTGCGACTATTTGATTTGCGGATTACAAACTGATCCAACTATTGACAGACCGACGAGTAAGAATAAACCGATACAGTCTCTTGTAGAGAGATACATTCAACTTGAAGCAGTTAGATATGTTGATGAGATTCAAGTTTATGAAACTGAGAAAGACCTTGAAGATTTATTAATTCTTTTGCCGATAGATATTAGGATATTGGGAGAAGAATATAAAAACGTCAATTTTACAGGTAAACAAATTTGTAAAGAAAGAGGTATAACTATTAATTATAATTCGAGGAAACATACTTTTTCAACAACAGAATTAAGGCAGAGAATCCTCGATCGTGAAAGCGAATTGCAGCAATTGAGATTCAATTTAAAAGAGGTTAATCATGGCTAAAACAAAAAATTCTCTCGGAATTGCTTGGCGTCCTATCCCGACAAAGAAAGTAACAACCCAGGGAAATGGTGCTTTTTCGAGGTTTAGAAGTAAAAACGATAAGAGAAATAAAAAGAAGTATAGGGGTCAAGGAAAATAGGAGATAAAAAATGCTAGGACTATTAAAACAAAAAACACTACAAGCTTGGGAATGGGTTAAAGCAAGATGGGAAGAGAGAAGCACATGGGACGGTGCTATGATAGCAGTTGTGTGTGGATCGATCATTGTATTTGGTGATTTGGTTTGGTGGGCAGCATGGGTTGGATTGGCATATGGTGTTTGGGATATCATTCAGAGCGAAGGCGGAAATGATGGAGAAACAGAAGGATAAAAGTACATACACAGCAGAAAATCAAATAATTGTAGAAAAAATTATTTTTGTTATTATCTCAATTTGTTTTATTGGATACATGTTTTTATCATAACTGAATGAATATAGTATATTATCATTATTGGATCCCAGATGATTTCCGTTCTCTATATTGGTATTGGCAATTAGATGAACAATGTCGTCATATAGTAGAATCTGGGTTAATTGATAATGCTGTTTTTTATATAAACATAACCATGCCTCAATTATGGACCATGGACGTTAGAAGTGTCCAGTTTGAAAAATCTGAAACAAGAGAACCAGTATTCTTCAAAGATAAAGTCGTTGAGTATTTAGAATATCGTTATCCCTTCTTTAATATATCTTTGAGGGATACTGGTAATCAAGAAAATTTGTATGAAGGTGCAACATTATCTAAGTTGCACGAAATGTCCAAGAAAAATCCAGAAGCAAATTATTTTTACTTTCACAGCAAAGGTGTGAGTAGTGCCTCTGCTCATAGCAAAATGTGGTTCGACTCTCTTAATCAAATTATGATTAGCGATTGGAGAAAATGTTTATCTGTTCTACAAGATGAGAATTGTAATGTGGTTGGAGTCAAAGACTCTATAGTCAAAAAGGATTCTAACGGGTTGAGTCATTTGAGCGGAAATTATTTTTGGGCGAAAGGAAAATATCTATCTACTCTGGATATTCCTTATTATGAAAAAAATCGTTATGAATATGAGAAATGGATTATATCCGGAGACAAACACGGAGAAAGAATCCGTTTCATATATGATCTTGGTGTTGATCCATTTGTTGAATATGTTTCTGAACCTAATAAAATATTTGACATCGTTTAAAGAAATAATTATTATATATAGTATGGTAAGAGACAGTATGGGACTGATCTTGCCCTTGGTGCGAATAATTCGGCCAAGTATAACAACAACCTTGCTTAAATAAGAGGAGGTCACCATTATGGTAACTAAAGCATTTACATTCCCGCGTTCACATTTTATTGGATTTGATCATGTATGGTCGGAAATAGAGCGACT